CTAGGCGGATTTGGTGTCTAACTCGGGGCTGAGGTTAGACACTTCCCACTTGGAAAGAGCGGCAACCGCGGTGTCTGCCATGCGCATCTGATTGGCATCGCGCGTGTAGCGCGCGACCTCGTCATCCTTGCTGTGACCCGACATCGCCTTCATCGTCTGATTGCCCATGTCGAGCTCAGCCATGCGGCGCATCGTCGCCTTGCGTAGACCATGGGCGGTGCAGTGGGGCAGCCCGGCCGCATTGCACCAGTCGCGCATCTTATTGCCGAAACCTGCTTTGCTGAATGGCCGGCCGAATTCGTTGAGCAGGAAGCACATGGCGCCCGGCGCTGGCGGCATAGCAACGATAGCCTCGAGCAGCTGCGGCGCGATTGCGATGCGCAGCGTCTTGCCCGTCTTGGTCTGGCTGATGGTGAACCGGCCATCGGCGATATGCTGGCGCCCAAGATGGATGCTGTCGACCCGTCGCTGATCGGTCCAGAGGATCAGCTCCATCGCGAGGCGAGCGGCGGTCCCGAGCTTGTGATGGGCGCGATACTGGGTGATTTCGTCTTCGGTCCAAGTGTGATAGCCCTTCGAGCGTTCCGCGGGCGCGACCTTGACACGATCCGTGTGCGTCGCCGGGTTGTCGGCGCGCATCCCAATCTTCACCGAAAACTCGAAGAAACGGACAAGCTCTTTGCGCAGTTTCTTCGCGGCCTCGATGCCACCAAGCGTCTTGTTGCCTGTGCCTGTTTTTACCCGCGCCTTCGCGATGATTGCGTCGAGGTGGTCGAACCGCACGTCGCGGACCATTCGCGCCTCACGCCCTTCCACGAAGCGCTCCAACACTCCCCGCACTCGCTTCTGTGTCGGCACCGTTGGGCCGAGACGTTCGGGGACGCCGACATAACGGTTGAACAGGTCGAGCAGGCTGCCTGGCGTCGCCCGATCGATGCGCGCCTGTTCCGCTGCCTTCGCGGGGGCTGTCGGGTCCATGAATGCGGCGTACTCTATCCGAAAGTCTTCGGTGCCGAGCGCAGACTTGAAATAGCCCGATGGGAAACCTTTGCGACGGAAGCGCAGGTGGGGCTTGCCATGCCGATCTTTAAACGTCGTGACATACTGGGGAAGGAAGCGGTTCGTCTTCAGCTGCCGGCGTGTCATCTGCGGAGTTCGTCGTCCCAATCGTTGCGCGCCGTCGGGGGCGCGACCGATTCGCTCAATACCACGATCCGACCGTTGGGGTCGATTTCGACACGGCCGACGCGCATGCCGGCGGCGGTCGCGCCTTTGACGGCCCGGGTCACGTCGTCTTGCTTGAAGCGAGCCGGCGCCGTCATGCCGCCCTCGCCAGAGACTTCGCTGCGGCGGCCGACCGCTCGACGTCGACCCGCATGACGATCCAGGCGACGCCGTGACGGGTACGCTGCAGCCAGGCCAACGCCTCGTATAGGTCGGCCAGCTGCACCGCTGCATCGTTGACCGGCTTGCGCTTGGCGATTGCCCGCTGCCGCACGGCAGCGCGCGATAGCTCGGCCTCCAATTCGAAGCTGTATGCACCGAACAGGTCCGTCTTCTCGTCCCACGCGGGACATGGCGGCTGCGCCGGGTCCATGATCCATCGCCACTGATCGACGATGCACCGCGCCAGCCGCAGGCCACGCTCGGCATCGGCCGGGGTGATCTTCTTCGCCTCGATCGCGGCGGGGTAGCCTTCCTCGCGAATGCGCAACAGCATCTGCGCGGCGCGAGCACATAGGTGGCGGTGCTGGGGGGCGGCATAGATGGGGGGTGTCATGGCCAATCCTCATCCAGCTGCGCGCGAGCCTGTTCGAGGATCTGATCTGCGTTCCACAACCCGTCGCTGTCGCTGTAACCGGGATGCTTAGGCAGATCGTGAGCAAAGGTGGTCTGAAGCCAGGCTAACCGCCGACGAAGGATGCGAACCGCGTCTCGCTTCTCGTCCTGTTCACGAGCGAATTCGGCATAGCCCTCGTAATCCGCGCTATCCCAAGTGGCACCGATGCCGCCACATTCGCGGCAGCCGCTTCCGAGGCTGCACCCGAGCGCTGAACTGTGGTCGTAATGCCCGACTGGATGACCATCCTCGGTTTCGTGGCATCCGGAACACGACCGCCAGTACCCGTCGCCATCGTTGACCAATTCGCGAACCCGCGGACCGATCTTCGCGATAGGATCGATGTTCATGACTTTGCTTCCGTTTCAGAGCGCGGCAGCGCGATCGGCGCCGCCTGCCCGCTGGCGAGGTTGATGAAGGCGCCGGCGTGGCCGATCGACCCGCGGCCGAGCAGATCGAACAGCAGCGCCAACGCATGGCTGGCCACCACTCGGTTGATAAAGAGCGACTGCCGATCGAGCGCCTCGGCGACCGAGCAGGACGGCGCATCATCTTCGGCAATGCCGGCGTCGGCGAGTTCGGGGAAATATTCGAGGACCGTCGGCAGCCGGCCGGCGTGCTTTCCGAACGACGGTTCGGGGCAGCCGATGATGAATTGCCCGTCGGTCGCGCGGTTGCCGAGATCGAGCCAGTAGCGGGGGGCGGATTGGCCGCTGACGATCGCAGCGCCGATCGCCCGTCGCGCGGCCGCGGTGTCGACGCAGGTGATAAGGACGTCGATGCCGCGCAGGCCGACCGCGTCGGGGGCACGGCCATGCACCGCGCGCCAGTCGAGGCCATGCGCGATGTTGATGCGCTCGACCAGCGTCCGGGCTTTCGACGCGCCCAGGTCGCAGCGATAGAAGGGCTGACGACCAAGGTTCGCCTCGCTCACCGTGTCGTCGTCGACGACCGTGACGTTTAACGACCGCGACGAGATCGCGCGCAGTGCCGCGTCGAGCGACGCCAGCCCCATGAGCATCTGCGCGCCATTGCCACCGCAGCCGACGAGAAGGACTTCGATCCCGCGCTCGCCATAGCCCGCGGGCAGGAAGTGCCGGTTGGTGACGTCAGTCGACATGGGAAGCTCCAGCGAAAGGGCTGCGGGGCAGGGGCAGGAACATGCCGCCCGCGCATAGGCGGGAAGCTGTCGTTGGCCCGTCGGGGGCGTCGAGGTGGCCGAAGACGATCGCGATCTTGGTCGCGTGCGCGTCGTCCGCGTCGTCCGTGGCGCTGAAGAACGCCGGCGCCCGGCCGTGGCTATGGACGTCGCAGACGAGGTGCCATCCCATCGGAATAGCGGGCGTCCGATAGACCAGGCGCGATGGCGTGGCGTGATCGACCACCGGATATTGCACGGCGAAATCCCGCGTTGCCTCGTTCCAGATCACGAACGCCGCGGCCTCGTCGGGCAGCGCGGCGCGGAGGTGCGCGAGGATCTCCGACAGCACGTCGGCCGGCACGAGGCCGCAGCGCAGCACCAACCGCGGCTCGCCCATGCTGCCATACGGCAGGTATGCGGCGATCGGCGTGGCGACCGGCATGTCGACCTCGAGCCATGGCCGGCGCAGGATCATCATGACGCCGTCGTTGCCCAGCGTGACGCCATGGCCGGTCCGCATCGCGCGCAGCGCATCGATCGCGGGCGACCGACCGAAGGGCGGCACCGGCAGACAGGGGACGGCGTCCAGTACCTCGGCGGCCGTCAGGTCGTCAGCGAGCGGGGTCATGCGCGAGCGCTCCGTTTGATGAGCGCGCCGAGCGTCAGCGCCTCTTGCGAGGTGGCGGCGCCGGCATCCGCAGGGAACGGCTTGAGCAGCTCGGCCGGGAAGGTCGTCGCCCTGCGCGCTGCCAGCTTGTCCCACAGGCGCACGAGGCCGCCGCGACCGGGCACCGTGTGCTCCTGGCCGGGGTTTGGGTGGGTCGACCATGAATCGAATACTGCGCGCTCGTATTCCGGGATGGCCGCAGGGTTGATCGACTTCGGCACGGGCACGTTGCCCCAGCACAACTGCCCGCTGATGAAGACATTCAGAATGGGCGAGTGCAGGAGCGCGGTGTCCGCGGTCGGCCGCTCGCTCGAGCGGAGGGCATAGACGCCAAGCCGCCCACGCGTCGCGACGAAGACGTGCGCGGGATAGGGAAGCTGCAGGACGATCCGCTTCGCGAGCGCCTGCAGGGTCTTTGGCGGGTGCGAGAGGGCAAAGTAGGAGGTGCGGACCTTCGCCGGCACCCACCACGCGAGGACGTCGGGGTGGGCGACCAACACGTTGTCGGGAAGGATCTCCGGCACCTGGTTGCGGCCCAGCGCCTCGGTCCATTGCCGCAGGTGTTCGCGCGTCAGCGGCGTACCGGCTGCGATCGTCGGCATGCCGTCGGCGAGAAGCTCGACGTCGTGGATGCTGGCGAACGTTGGGCCGTGCTTACGCGACAGCACGAACCGATTGAGGTCGTCGCGCTCCCCGCCCTGATACAGCAGGATGGCGTTGGTCAGCGTCAGGCTGCCGTCGGTGGCCTCGAATTGTGTCGTGATGCTCATGACGTCACCGAGTTGGCGGGATCGAGGTTGATGAGGTCCTGGGCGGCCAGCAGAACCTCGGCGCCGATGCGCAGGGACGCGAGCCATGCGTCGATCGGGGCTGGTTCGATCAGCGGACACAGGCCGATCACGTCGTCGAACCCCTGCTCCATGCCGAAGCGGCCGACGTCATCCAGTTCGCGGGCGAACTGATCCATCGGTACGAGTGTGAGCGGCGGAATCGGCGCCCGCTCTTCGTATTCCGGCAGGTAGGCGAGAACCTCGTCGCGGTCGTGGCGCCACGCGCTGTGGGCCATCTGGCTTGCCCGCAACGCGATATCGGCGTTGCGGAGTCGGGCGATCGCCTTGCGCAAAGCGGCCGGCATGTCCCTCAGCGGTGCCGCCTTCGCGGTCATCCAGTCGGGACGCTTGGCGGCCATCTGCGACGGCAAGGTCATCTCGTCGAGGTCATCGGGGTCGTGGCCGTGCCACTCGACCAACGCCTTCCGGGCGCCCTCGTCGTCGGTTTCGCCGTCCCAATAGTACGCCGATATTTCCTCAACGAGGTCGTCGTACCCGATGTAGGGAAGGGTGCCGCGCAGGCTCTGCACGAGCGCCTGATAGGCGGCCGCGCGCCACCCAACCGGTGCGACATTGCCGAATAGCGTGTTCGACAGGACGTTGTTTTTCTCGATCCAGCCCAAGTCGATCTGGCCGATCGAGTCGCAAACGACGACGAGGGCCGGTGGAAGGTCGTCCTCGCCAATAAGCGCGACGACGCGGAGATCGGCGAGGTCGAACGGCCCGAGGATCTCGGTAACGGCAACGTCGAAGGCGCGCTCGATCCGCTGCCGGGCGCCGTTCCGGGTGCAACGCTGCGCCGACTGCTCGCGCTCGGCTACCCACCGGCCTATCGTCCGGTGATGCGACGCGAGCGGCGCGTCGAACATGATGGGGACGTCGATAGACAGGGCGACGGGTCGCCCCGCCAGATCAGCCGAGCGGCGCAAGATGGAAGCCGGACGGGGGCTGCAAGGGTTCGCCGCGGCCGTGGCGGTTGCTGCCCGGCGAAAGGAGGACTTGCGCGTGGAGCGCCTGGACGTCGGGGCTGCAGGCGGGTTGGGTCGTGCCGGGCGTGTCGCCATCATCATGGTCGATCCAGTTGAGCAGGGTTTTGCGAGACGAAGCGGGGATGGCGGCGCGCGAAGCCCGCGCCATCGTCAGCCCTTTGTGCCGACAGCGCGGCGGTATTCGGTGACGTGGACCCCGTTCGTGATGCCGGCATCGATCGTCTCGGCGTTGAGGATCGCGGGGTAGAGCGTCGCATGATAGGCGCGCAGGCCCTGCGGATCGGCGGCAAGGTGCGGGGGCACGGGCAGATCGATGCCGTCGTAGCGGTAGGCGCGGGTGAGTTCGGTAATTTGCATGGGAAGCCTCGAAACGGGGTTGGCGGGTGCGGACGTGGTCAGTCGTTCCAGAGGCTGACCGGTTCGCCGGGATCGGCGACGGCGGGCGGCGGCGTGGCGGGCGCGGCCGGCGTCGGAGTGGCCTTTGCGGCGGCTGCGGCCGGCTTGGTGGCAGGCTTCACCTTCGCTGCCGCTGCGGTCTTCGCATGGTCGGCCGCAGCGTGCTGTTCGGCGATCTGATCGGCCAGCGCCCTACGGGTGGCGATCAGTCGGCCGAGCGCGCCGTCGGCACCCAACGCCAATTCGGCATCGATCTCGGCCGCGGTGCCGGTGATTGAGATCGGACGTACCTCGGCGCCTTCGGGCGTGTGCTTCGCGCCCTCGGCCTTGCGGGGCAGGATGGTTAGGGTGACGGTGCCGTCCGGACCCGCAACGAGATCGAAGCCGAGGGAATAACGGGCGAGCAGCGGCAACAGGCTGTTGACCAGCATGGGATCAATCCTTGTCGGTGGAGGGCGCCGCGGGCGGCGGGGGGCTGTAGGCGCCGGTGAACGTCATCGCGCTCGGCAGGCGTCCCGCCCAGTCGAAGCCCTTGGCGTTGAGCATGCCGGCGATGATGTCGGGCACCTTCGCCTCGAGCAGCTTGGCGAACTTGCGCGGCCCCATGTGTGCGACCAGCCCGCATTCCTGCGCGATGAATTTGAGCTCATCCTTGCCGAAGCCGGTCAGGAACGCGGCGTCGACCTGCCATGTGGCGCGCAGCACCGCCTCGAACGTGGCGCCGAACTCCGGGTCGCCTTCCGCAGCCTGGATCAGCACCGCGCGCCAAGCTGCCTCGCGCAAGATCGTCGTCCGCACGGTGGCGATCATCGATGCGGCAGTGACTGCTGGCGCTGCGGCCGACGCCGGCTTGCTGGCAGGCTTGGACGATCGTGGGCCGGCCGGCGCACTGGTTGCCGGTGCAGCCGCTACGCCCGCCGACGCCGGGGCATCGGCAGCCCCATTGCCGACGACGGGGGTGGTGCCCGTCTCAGCGGCTGCCTCGCTCTTCAGTTGATAGCAGCCCGGGTTGGTGCAGTGGCCGTCGTCGACGTGCGTCTCGAACAGCGCGCGCTGCGATCCCGAATTGAACGGGCAGGTGAGGCACTCGGTCTTGTCGAACGTTGCGGCCGCAAGGCTCTGTGTCATGCGCGTGAGGATCTCGCGCGTCTTGTTGACGTCGAGCGCCGCGGTCAGGATCGTATCGAGCGCCTTGGCCTGTTTGTCGGGCGGCACCACGGCGAGCAGCTCGGCATGGCCGACTTTGATCCGCCGCTCGTCGAGTGCGACCTTCACCGCCTCGTCGAGGTTCGCGAGGGCGAGGCGCCGGTCGAGCTTGGCCCGCGACCAGCCCAGCCGGCGCGCCGCTTCCGCGCGATCGTCGCCGCATGCCGCGAGGTGACGAACCGCGGCGTCGGCCTGCTCCGTTTCTGAAGCATCGTCCCGCGCGTCGTTCTCGTCGATCGCCGCTTCCAGCGCCTCGCTATCGGTCATGTCGCGGATGAAGACAGGCGCGCTGCCATCGGCGCCGAACGCCTCGACCGCGGCGCGATGACGACGCTCGCCGGCAACGATCTGGACGAAATCGGCGTCGATCGGGTCGGGGCGCACGAGCAGCGGCTGCAGGATGCCCCGCAGCTTCAACGATGCGACGAGTTCGGCGTGCTTTTTCGGATCGAAGTATCGACGCGGGTTGGCACCGGGCTTGATCCGCGACAGCGGGAACAGCAGCGCGTTCGCGAGGTCCGGCTCGGAAGTGGTGGCCGGCGCTGCCGGCGAGTTCGTGCTTTCGGGTAGCATTGTCACAGTTCCCAATGCTGAAGGTCTTCGTCGACCAGGGCGTGAGCCGTGTCGCGATCCCAAGGCAGGCTGGGGTCGCCGAAGGGGACGCCCAAGACGTCGAGCGAGGCACCGTAGGTGGCGTAGGCAAGCTCCATCGCCTGTTGGCGACCCATCGTGTTCACGCGGATGCCGCACAGCCGGCGACTGGTGCGTCGACGATAGTGCTTCGCCATGTGAACGATGAACCCGCTGATCTCCGCATGGAGTTCGGCGGATACGAATCGGGGCTGGCGCATCGCCTCACGGACTATTGCCGCGATCCAAATCTGGCCGTCATCGTGGAGGCAGTCCCATTCGACTGATCCGTAGGCTGAGATAACAGCACGACTGTCCACAATGCGCGCGGCGGTGGTGACGTCGGCGAGGGTCGGTTGAATGAAGGGTGGGGGCGGCGCGGGGGCGTCGAGCGGCGTCATGCATTGCCCTCCACGGCGGCCCTGGAAAGCCGGACGGCGCTGATGCTTCGAGACACCATCGGCGCGAGAATGTCCCAAAGCGCTTGCGCAAATTCCCGTTCGTCCACGGCCGCGAACTTGGCTTCATGCAAGGCGTAGAAGGCGCCTGCTGCGGTGCCGACCGCGCTTGCGGCCCCCATGATCGCAACTTCGGTCTTTGCCTGTGCGTCTGGTGCGCCGGCCATGAGTCGGTCGATGACTGCGGCGACTTCGCGTTCTGCGGTGCGTGCGGCCTCCATCAGAGCACCGCCTGCACGGCCATGCCGAGCGCGTTGAGGGCAAACTCCCGGTGCACTTCGCCGCGACGGCTGACGACCAGCGCGGGGCGGGCGGGGACATTGCGCTCCAGCCGTTTCGCCGAGGCTGCGGCGCAGCCAAGGATGCAATAGTCCTCGTCGAGTGCTTGCACCGTGCGGCGCTGGCCGACGGACAGGCGCGACGCGATCGTGCGGGGATCAGCTTCGAGGTTCGTGCTGTCGCCCATCAGAACCTCCCCGCGATCAGGGACAGGACGGCGGGAACGACGACCCAGCCGGCGATGCCGACGACCGCGATCGTAATGCCGGCATCGAACAGGCGCTTCGTGCCGTCGATGAACCGGCGTCGCGCGAGGCGATAGCGCAAGCGAACGGGCTGCGCTGGCCGAACGATGGTGGCGACTGGGTTGGCCCGGCGCAGGCGACGAACGGTTGCGCCAAGGTCGGCGTGAACCGGTCGGTCCGCGAACCGGGGCGTATCATCGAAACGCAAGGCGGGCGGGCGGTGGCCCAAGCGATCATAGAACCGGCGAAGCGAGGCGTCGGCCTGTTCGCGGCTAGGGATGTGAGGATGCGGCACGCTGTGCTCCCATCGGGCGGGATGCCCTTGGAGCAGCGAGTTACCGTAACGGTATGTCGATCGTCAAAGGAAAAATACCATTATAGTAATTTCACTTTGCCTCGCTTGCCGATGTGCCCGTTTTGTTCCAACTCGCGGCTATGGCTATCGAGCGAGTCGGATGAGTAGCATCGTGGCGCACTGGTATCGAGCAACGTGCTTCGGTGAGGCATGTGGCCCTTGGCGTACTAGCCTTCGCGAAGTGCGAGCGGACCTAGAAGGGCAAGGTTTGGGCGGGTACGACGAGGGCGGGCAGTTCTATGTCACAGTTCCTGGCGGGATAGCTCGCGAAAGTGACTGGATGGACTACACAGTTTGGCTGGAGTCGCACTGTCGGAAAGTTAGTCGGGCATGCGCGAAGCCTGCCAGATCACCCGGCCAACAATCGTATAAGGTTCGTCACCGTTAAGCGAAATTGTGACGTGGGCGGGATTGTGCGAGCACGGTTCTAAACGTGCGGGATCGCCGAAAAACCGTTTGAAAGTTGTTTCGCCTGCAGCATTCAGCACGACGTAAAAACGACGGGGGTAAAGAGCGCGATCCTCTGGATCGTAGATAATCCGGCCACCTGCTGGAACGTACAAGTCCATCGAGTCGCCATCGACGTCGAGTGCAATAGCTCTGTCTGGTATTGATGGATCAGGCTTGTGCATGCGCCCGACTGCATGGGCAGCTGGATCGGCAAACCCGCTTGCCGCCACGCTGCCGAGCACGGGAATTGTACCGACACTCTCGCCTGGGGGTGGCGCATCTGTCCCGCCAAGCCAGTTCCTTATCTTGTCCATCTCTTCAGCGGTAAAACGGCGCTTGCCCGCGAAAGCCTTCGATATGGCGTTTGGCAGAATGCCCAGCATATTCGCGAGGTCGACCTGCCGCTTCCCGCTGTCGGTAAGCCGCTGCTGGATGTCTTCGTATGCCATCCGCCGATTGAACCCCCGAGTACCATTATGGCAATTACTGTTATGGTACTTTTCTGCTTGCGCTGAACATACCATTCTGGGATGTGGTGGCGCATGAACGGATTTGCCTGCGCCCTCATCGACGCTCTCGGCGGCACCGCGAAGGTTGCCCAAGCTATGAACGCGCCCCCGACGACGGTGAGCAACATGCGCAGCAATCTCACCCCATCGCGGCTCAATCATCTGCGGCGAATTGCAAGACAGGATCACCCGAACCTCGATGTTGAAGCGCTCGCCGCGGAGTACGGCGTCGAACTCCCACCTATCGGTTCTGCTGTAGGCTCGTCAGCGAGAAGTTCGGCGGCATCTTCTCAGTGTATCGAGGCACACCCTGCCAATGCTTAACTCGCCCGCTGATATGGCGCGGGGGCGCCTCATCAAGATTTCCTTCGGCGAACTCGTGCGTCTGGTTGGTGACGACTCTGTCGCCGCGACCATCACGCGCGTCAGTCGCGCGACGATCGCGCGCTATCGGTCTTTATCGCCTGCCGACGCTGAATATTTTCCGCCTACCGATGTGGTCGCTGACCTTGAGCGCGTCGCCGGCGCGCGACCGATGACGGAACTACTCTGTCGGATGGCGGGCGGGGCGTTCGTTGCCGAGCCGGAAGCGCCGGCCACTCCAGCGGACTTGCTGACGCTTTGCGCGCAGCTGTCGTCCGAGTTCAACGATTCCGTTGCCGCGGTCTGTGCCGGCCTCGCTGACGGAACGTGGTGCAGCAAGGATGGCGCGCGGCTCGGCATCGAGCTCGACCAGCTGCTGCGTATCGTCGTCCAGATGCGGGCCGTCGCCCGCCATACCAGTGAAGGAGCCTCCGCATGAAGCTGCACTTGCCGGCCGTGGTGCCGAACGAAGGCGCGCGTTTGCTCGCCCGCCGTATCATGTCCGCCTATCGCGGCAACCTTCCGCTGGCCTGTCGGTCGACGAAGGTCCCGGTGCCGATGCTGCAGCGGCTCGTGAACGGGGAGGTCGTGCCGGGGGAAGACCTGGTCGCCGATCTCTCCAAGGCGACGGCCGGCGCCATCACGCGCGAACACTGGCGGAGCAAGCCGCGTGGCGGCTGGTGCGACGCCCAAATCGTCAACATCGCCGCTTGAGACGGCAAGGGGGATTCCCAATGGCCCGTCTGGCGGGATCGGTCGCACTCCGGCCTGTGGCGCATGCGCTCGACGTTGCGGACGTCGAGAACTGGGTCGCCACGGCGGAGGTAGGCGCGGAGCTGGTCTATGCGTGGGGCTTTGCCCCGCCTCGCGAGCGGGCGGCCTGGACGCGCGCTCGCGAACTATCCGACGAGAATGAGGTGCGCTTGCACGATCGTCGGCGGACTGGCGGCGATCGCGAGTGGTACATGGTCAAGCGGCCGGTGCCGGTCGGCGTTACCGTTGTGCCGCCCGTCGTCGATCCGGCGGAAGAAACCGAAGAGATGGCAGTGCTACGTGTCTTACGGCGCCACGTCGGCTTGGGTCTGCCATGCCCGACCAATGCCGAGATCGGGAAGCAGGTCGGGCTGATCGCGCCGCAGGTCGCCTATCGCATCCGCCTTCTACGCGCCGCCCGGCTGATCCTGATGGATGACCGCGGGCCCAAGCTGCGGCGCATCTGCACGATCGGGGGCCGATCCACGCCCGACGGCGCGCTGTGATCGTTCGCCGCGCCTGACCGACAATCATACGCGGCGCTGCCGCGTCCGGGGGTAATCACGCCGTGTCTGTAACAAACCTGCCGTCGGCCATGTGTTCGGCGGCACTCCAATTCGCGCGCCGTGGCTGGCCGGTCTTTCCATGCCGGGAGCGTGATGGCGAACCGTTCTTCGTCAAGCATCCGCGCACCGGCGAACGGGTCGAGAAGATACCGAAGGCCAAGCAACCTTATATTGCCACGGGCTTGAAGGCAGCGACGACCGACGAGGCGCGCATTCGTGCCTGGTGGCGGGAGCATCCCAACGCATTGATCGGCCTGCCGACAGGTGCCAACGGCTGTTTCGTCCTCGACTTCGATCCGCGGGTCGATGCCAGTAGCGGCGAGGTCTTCACGCTGGAACGGCTTAAGGCCGATTTGGAAGCGATGATGGGGTGCGAGTTACCCCAGTCGGTGACTGCGGTAACTCAGTCGGACGGCGTCCATGTCTATTTCCGACAGCCCGCCGGCGAGCCGATCCGAAACCGAGGCAACCTGCCCGAACACGTCGATGTTCGCGGCCTCGGCGGGTATGTGATCGCGCCGCCATCAATCATGGTCGAAACCGGCGCGCGGTATCGGTGGCTCGACCGCGGCGACTGGCGCGATGACGGGGCCATTGCCGAAGCGCCGGCCGCGCTGATCGAGATCCTCCGAACGCGAAAGGTGAAGCGCAGCACGGCAGCGCCTGCGGCTGTGGTCGAGCCTGCCGACCGGGCGTCCCGCCGTCCGGATCGCGTGATGGCCGACGTGGACGAGGATATGCGCAAGTACGGCATGCGTGCGCTTGAAGGCGAATGCCGGTCGATCCGTGAGGCGCCGTCCGGCAAGCGCAACCCGCAATTGAACGTCAGTGCGCTGAAGGTCGCCAGCCTGGTCGCAGCGGGCGTCCTCGACGAACGGTTCGCGCGAATGACGGTCGAAGCCGCCGCCCGTGACAACCCCGGCAACGATGATGAAGCCCAGCTGCTCGCCACGATCGCAAGCGGCTGGACCGCCGGGCTCAGCAGCCCTCGCGATCTCGCAGAGATCGCGGCCGCTTCGCGCTCCCGACGGGAGCGCGGCCCCTCACGCCCCGCCCCGCGCCGCGCCGCGCCTGCCGCTGCGGCGGCCGAAACGTTATCCTTCCGCCCCGGAAGCTTGGATGGCCTAGCATCGCTGAAGGTGGGGGAGGCGGCGCGGCTGGTCGACGTCAACCGCCGGTGGATGGAGCGGCGCCTGCTGCACGGGGCGGCCGAGGCCGACGCTATCCGGCGATTGGCCTATTCTATCGGCCGCCGGGTTGCGGCCGGGTTAATCGAGGAAGGATCGGCCAAAGAAGCGCTGTGGGCGAAGTATGAACTGGTCGCCGACGTCGGCCACGGCGACATTGATCGCGCGATTGACGACGGGTTCAACCGTGGTTTCGACATAGCGCCGCTGCTGCTGACCATGAAATGTATCGGCTATCCGATGACGGATTTTGGCATTGCCGAGCGTTTTCGTGACCGCTTCGGGCAGGACTTTCGGTTCACGACCGCCAAAGGCTGGCTGGGCTGGGATGGCCGGCGCTGGAAGGTGCTCGATCAGGACGAGAAGACGCCGCCTGCCGAGGTCATCGCTGCGGTGTTCGAAACGGTGCGTCTGATCCAGGACGAAGCGCGGTTCATGGCCGACACCGGCATCCGTCACGATTCGGAGGACGGCACCCTCGATCTGGAACAAGAACACCCCCACGGGCTTGACCGGTGGGTCGCCAAGGGCAAGCAGCTCGTCAAGCTGTCGGCGATGATGGCCAAGTGGGGCCGGGATTCGGAGACGGTCGGTAAGCCGTCGTCGATCGCCATGCTCGCGCGGCGCTGGCTGACCGTGCCGATCGAGGCTTTCGATCACGATCACTACGCGTTCAACGTCATGAACGGCACACTGCGCTTCCGGATTGAGACGGGGCCGAACGGCAAGCGTGAAGCCACGGTTTCGCTGTCCGATCATTGCCGCGACGACATGCAGACGAAGCTATCGCCGGTGGAATACGATCCGGCCGCGACCTCGCCGTTGTACGACGGCATGTTCGCCTGGGCGCAACCCGATGCGGCGATGCGGCGCTACCTTCATCAAATCGGCGGCTATTCGCTGACGGGCGATGCCGGCGAACAGAAGCTGTGGTTCTGGTACGGGCGCGGGCGCAACGGCAAAGGTACGACCCTCGACGTCTGGCAGCACGTCAGCGGCGAATATAGCGACAACATCCCGATCGGGTCGTTCCTCGATCAGGGGATCAAGAAACGCGGCGATCAGGCATCCCCGGACCTCGCCAAGCTGGGCGGCGTGCGCATGTTGCGATCGTCTGAGCCGGGGCGGAACGAGAAGCTCGATAGCGGGCTCATCAAATTGGTGACGGGCGGCGATCCGCTGCCGGTACGCATGCTCCACCGCGGCTTCTTCAACCTCAAGCCGTTGTTCAAGCTCATCATCATGGGAAACAGCCGGTTCGACATTCCGGACACCGACGACGGCATCTGGAGCCGCATGAAGCTGGTGCCGTGGCTGCGCAACATCGAGAAACCAGAACCGGGCGTTGCGAACTGGCCGGAGAAGGACCCCAAGCTGCCGAGCAAGATCATCCAGCAGGAATCGGCCGGGGTGCTCAACCACCTGATCCGCGGCCTGCTCGATCATATGGTCAACGGGCTTGTGGAGCCCCGTAGCGTGACGGAGGCGACCGATGCCTATCGCGATGCCAGCGACCCGATCGCGCGCTTCATGCGCATGTGCACGGTGCCTGAGGACGGAAGTCGCATCCAGTCGTCCAAGCTGCACGAGATGTTCGTCGCCTGGGCAAAGGCGGCCGGTGAGCGAGAATGGTCGAACAAGGGCTTCTCCAATGCCATGACTGAAAAGGGCTATGAGAAGAAAGCCAGCGACGGCATGTGGTGGCTCAACCTCAAGCTGGTGCGAGAGGTGCACGACTTCGTCGATCAGGATGGCAGGCCGCGTGCGCTGCCCGACGAAGCCGATCCGATCGCCGGCCGTCCGCCGCCCGATCCCGGCGACCCGTTCGGCGATCTGCCGCCGTAGGCCGCGCGATCCCTATCCTTCCATCCGGAAGGGTGCCGGAAGGATACTGGAAGGGAAAAGGTGAGGATTTGCGCGCCTTCGGAAGGGTCGGAAGGATAATCGCGATATTCTCCCACATCATGTGCGCATGCGCAGGCGCACGATCAATTCATACGAATATCCTTCCGATCCTTCCGATCCTTCCATGAGAAATAGAAAATCGAGGTTTGGTAATGAGTTATGGGTTTCATCAGGCCGGAAGGGTTGGCGAGGATGCTTCCGACGCCGGAAGGATCACGTTCGATGGGGTCGTAGAGCGTCTGGTCGAGGCCTGGGGCTTCATGGGACGCATGCCCGACCGTGAGGCGGGCTGGCTGCGGGACGTACGCGCAGGGGCCATCTACTCGCGCGGGCAGATCGGCCGGCAGGAGCTTTGGGCGCTCTATCAGATCGACAGCGACGACTATGATCGCGACGCATTGCCGAAGCTGCCCGGCCTGCGCTCGCATGAGGTCGACCGAATGGAGGAAGCGCTCGGTTGGGTGGAGTGGGTCGATCCTGCGCACCGTCGGCTGGTCGGCATGGTGCTCCACGTCCTGCATCGTGGCGACGAAGCGCAGGTGCCATGGGGACGGATTGCCAAGCGTCTCGGCTGGGCGGGCCATCCTGACACGCTGTCGAAGCGGTGGAGCCGGGCAATCACGCGCATCGCCCAACGGCTTTCACGGGGCGGAAATGGCGGAAATTCGCACCTAGAGGGCGTCAACCCCTCGAATGCTCTAGGGGTCAAATAAACAATTCGGTCTCTAGGGGTCTGTGGCCATATCTAGCGATACGTTCGGCGAAACGTGCATCCCCTTCGGGTCGCTGAATATCCTCCCTGAACCTCCCGACGGGCGGCGCGGCTTCGGCTTCGCCGCCCGTCGTGCTTTGGATGGTGCGTGTGGCGAAGCTGACCAGTCTGCGGCCACGCCTCAGCGGTCTGCGCTCCCGCATCGCAAGCGCGCCCGTCGATCGCGTGTCGTTCGATCGGCAGCGCGATCAGCGCGGCTGGCGTAAGTGGTACAAGACGGCGCGCTGGCAACGGCTGCGCATGTCGATCCTGCGGCGCGATCTGTTCACCTGCCAATGGCGGGGATGCGGTCGGGTCGAGGCGGACACGTCGCTGCTGGTGGCGGATCATCGCAAGCCGCACCGCGGGGACGAAGCGCTGTTCTGGGACGCGGACAATCTGTGGTGCCTGTGCAAGCGGTGCCACGACAGCCTCAAGCAACGGCAGGAACGACGGGACGAGTGAGGGGTGGGGGGGGGGCAAACCCCCAAGGGGGGCCGGCGCCTAGACCACATATGCCCCCATCGGGAGATATTTTTTGTCGGACGCGGATTTTTCGGGGGTCGACCTGTTCGGAGACCCAGTCCGGCCGCGTCAGGAAGGCCGTGGACGACCCGAGCATGCGTGGTCGCTCGAAAACTCAAACAAGGTGCTATTGGCGTTTGCGAGCGGCCGTAGCGTGAAGGAGGCCGCAACGGCGATCGGAGTGTCGGTCCCTACTTTACGGAAGCATTATTTTGCCGAGGTCGCCAAGCGCGACGCCGCGGCGCTCCGGTTCGAAATGGTCCAGCTTCATCGGTTGAACGAGGGGGCGAAAGGCGGGAGCGTCGCGGCTGAGAAGGAACTCGCCCGTCGGCTCGACAAGCTACGCGTCGACAAGTTGTCGGACGAAGTGTCGCGCGGTGCGCGTCCGCCTCGTCCGCCGGTGGTCGGGAAGAAGGAAGCAGCGCAGCAGGCGGCCAATGACCTGCGCGGACCATACGAAGCACCGCCCCCACCGCCTGGGCTGTTGAACTGACATGACGTCGCCAGCGACGCCAGTGTGGTCAACGGCATGCCCGGATTGGGAAAGGCGAATTGTTGAGCGACAGTCGCTCGTGCCGTTCGCTCCGCTTTTCCCCAGCGAAGCCGCCGCGGCGCTTGAGGTATTCAAATCGCTGCGCATGGTCGACGTGGCCGGTCAGCCGACGTTCGGCGAGGCTTGCGAGCCGTTCGTATTCGACCTGGTCGAGGCGATTTTTGGAGCGTACGACGCCAACAGCGGCAACCGGCTGATCGAAGAGTTTCTTCTTCTGATCAGCAAGAAGAACGGCAAGTCGACGATTGCGGCCGGCATCATGTTGACCGCGCTCATCCGCAACTGGCGGCACGGCGCGTCGTTGAGCATCCTGGCCCCGACGCAGAAGGTCGCAAACAATAGCTTCGGCCCTGCCGCCGCGATGGTGCGCGCCGATCCGAAGCTGAAAGTGTTACTGCATCCGATCGATAATCAGCGACTGATCAAGCATCGCAAGACGGGGGCGGAGTTGCAGGTCATCGCTGCGGACACCGGCACTGTGGGCGGTAGCAAGGCCGGGTTCGTGCTAGTGGATGAGCTGTGGCTGTTCGGGAAGCGGGCGAACGCCGAGTCCATGTTGGAAGAGGCCACCGGTGGCCTGGCGTCGCGTCCGGAAGGTTTCGTCATCTATCTGACGACGCATAGCGACGAGCCGCCGCGCGGCGTGTTTAAGGACAAGCTCGACTATTTCCGCGGCGTTCGGGACGGCACGATCGACGATCCACGCAGCTTCGGCATGCTCTATGAGTGGCCGGAACAGATGCGGGAGGACGAGGCGTACCTCGATCCCGCCAACTTCTATGTGACCAACCCGAACATGGGGCGGTCGCAGTCGGTCGGTTTCATCCAGCGCAAGCTGCGGCAGGTGAAGGAAGGGCGCGGCGAGGACGGGGACACGTCTGAGCAGATTGTGCTGGCCAAGTATCTCAATGTCGAGATCGGACAGCGCCTTGCGCGCGATCGGTGGACCGGCGCGGCGTTCTGGCCCCGATGCGCGGTGAAGCCGTTCGACTTAGACGATCTGATCGCGCGCAGCGAGGTAATCGTGGCGGCGGTCGATGGCGGCGGCATGGACGATCTGCTTGGCCTCTGCCTGATCGGCCGCGAGAAAGGCAGCAAGCGCTGGCTGATATGGACACATGCCTGGGCATGGTCGATCGTCTGGAAGCGACGGCAAGATATCGCGACGAAGCTCAATGAGTGCATCGCGGAAGGGTCACTGACCCGGTGTGAAATGCCGGATGACGATGACCTCGACGCTGTCGCAGAAGCTGGCGAAGACGGTGAAGCGGAGGATCTTACCGAAGACGTCCGTGGCGTGGTCGACGTGCTGGTTAGGGTCCGGGATGCCGGGAAGTTCCCCGAGCAGGAGGCTATCGGCTTAGACCCGGCTGGTGTCGCTGCGATCGTGGACGAACTCGCCGATCAGGGATTCGCCGACGAGATGCTGAAAGGCATCCCGCAGGGCTACAAGCTGGGTAGCGCGATCAAAGGCCTCGCGCGAAAGGCCGCCGCCCGCACGCTGCGGCATGGCGGTCAGGCGCTCATGACCTGGTGCATTGGGAACGTGAAACAGGAACCCCGCGGCGCCAGTGGCGTGGCGGTCACGAAGCAATCGCCCAGCGCGAAGATCGACCCGGCCGCGGCGATGTTCTCGGCCGCCATGCTGATGACCCTCAACCCCGAAGCCGCTGCCGGCTTCGTCTATGACGAAAGGCCGATGCTGGTAATCTGATGGGACCGGACGACTATCGACGCAGGGCGGGCGGGTTCAACTCGTCGCACGGGCATATGGCGATAGGGCCGGTGCCGTCGCGCCCGGCGCCGACGAACGTCATGGACGGCCGTTTCTTCGGCGATGACGATGTGTGGAACACGCTGTCCGCGCTGCCGATCGAGGCGAACACGGCCGAGACGGCTGCGCGCGTCGCGGCTGTGTTCTTCTGCGTTTCGCTGATCGCGGAGGCGGTCGGCAGTCTGTCGCTTGAGTTCCGCGACGATCGTGGCCTGCGCGACGACTTCCCGCTGGCGACGACGCTCGCCTATGAACCGAACCCGCTCCAAACCGGCGCCGAGTTCTGGGCGGCCATGGCCTTCGCCGCGGTGCTGCGGGGTGCGGCCTTCGCCGAGCCGACCGTCGGGTTCGACAATGTTGAAGTATGGGCGCTCAATCCGCAGCGGATCACGCCCGAGTGGGGAGAGCGTAGCCTCGTCGTCCACTATCAATCGGAGCGCGGTTATCGTCGGCTGCTGCCACAGGAGCTGTTCTGGTTCACCGGCATTGCGGACGGCGGGCTGCAACCGCTGGTGCCATGGAAGCAGGCTAAGGGGTCGATTGACTTCCAGCTGGCGCTGGAGGTGGGTGCCCGGTCGTTCTTCCGCAACGATCGCCGTCCGTCGGGGATCGTCACGACCGACAAGCAATTGAACGAGGCTTCGGCCGATCGGATCGCGGAAGGCGTTCGGAAATGGCAGCGCGGCGGTACGCCCGTGTTCGAACAGGGCCTTAAGTATCAGCCCGTCGGCACCAGCAACACCGATGCGCAGTTGGTCGACCTCATCAAGCAGCGCACGCTGGAGATGGGTCGTTATTGGCGCATCCCGCGCTCGATCATCGGCGATGATGGTGGCAACGCCGGGAATAGCGAGCAGGACACGCGCAGCTTCGTGAACTGGGCGCTTCGTCCGCTGACGCGGCGGATGGAGCAAGCGATCACGGTCCGGATGCTGCCGCCGGACATTCGCGCGGCCGGCGTGCGGGCCAAGTTCAATCTCGACAGTATGCTGCGCGGGGATGCGGCAACGCAGTGGCGTAACGCGGTGCTCGCTCGGACGGCCGGCATTCTCAGCGTCAACACGATCGGCACGCAGTGGTTTGGCCAACCTCGAATCGAGGAAGACTGGGCCGATGACCCGCGTGCACCCCTCAACAGCAACCGCGCCGCTGACACCGCCACGGGCGGCGAGACGGCGCCACAGGACAAGGTGAACTGATGGACCGCATGCTCGCCTCGTCGGCGCTGTGGGCGATGCACCCCGGCTTCCTTGCCGAACTGCTCAAGAGCGGATCGATCGAAGCCATGCTGCCCGATTCGATCCGTAATCTCGCGGGCGCGCTGGGCGGCACGCGCGAGGCCGCAAAGCCGGCGGACCCGATCCGGGAAGGCTCGACGATAATCCTGCCCGTGACCGGCACGCTGGCGCCGCGCGGGCTGTATGGCAGTACCTACTACGATACGCTGGCCGACCGGGTCCGCGAGGCGGCGGCCGACAACAAGGTCGGCACGATCGTCCTCGCGGTGCGGTCGCCCGGTGGCTACGTATGGGGCTGCGCGGAAGCGGGCGACGCGATTTTTGCCGCGCGCGACGCCAAGCCGATTGTCGCGGTCGCCGACCCCTATTGCTTCTCGGCCGCCTACTGGCTCGCAACGCAGTGCAGCGCCTTTTACTGCACGACCAGCGGTGAGGTCGGTTCGGTTGGCGTTCGGTCCGGTCACACGGATATCAGCGGTTTTGAGCAGAAAATCGGTATGGTCACGACGCTTGTCGCGTCGTCGCCGGACAAGATCGCCGGCCATCCACACGCCCCGCTGAGCGAGGAAGATCGCGCGGACATTCAGGCCGGCGTCGACGAGAGCAACGTCGCCTTCGCCAATGCCATCGCGCGGGGTCGCGGCATGAAGGCAGCTGACGTCGCTGCGATCCATGGCACCGGCAAGACGTTTTCCGCGCCGCGCGCCCTGGCCAACGGCGCGATCGACGGGATTGCCACGCTACGCGACACCGTCGCCAAGTACAGTTCAAGCCGGTCTCGGCTGGCGCTCATGCGCCGGCAAGCCGAAGCGATGGCCGCCGCCATCTGACGAAATTCCCCGCGAGGGGATGACGGGCGGACCATCCGGGTCCGACCGATGCGGGCGCACGCCCATCCATGACGAAGAAGGAAACGACCATGAACCTTGCGGTTCTGAGGGCGGAGGCGCGTGCAACCGCGGAACAGCGGCAGGCACGTCTCCAGAAGGCGATCGACGAAAACCGCGATCTGACCGCGGAAGAAGAGGCGGCGGAAGCCGAAGACAAGGCCAAGGCCGACCGCCTGCAAAAGCAGATCGCGCGTGCCGAGGAACTGATGGCGTCGGCCTCGGCGATCGGTCTGGGCGGCAACGGTCAGCAGCAGGGCGGTCAGTCGGCCGGTCAGCATGACCAGAACGGCAGTCGCCCCCGCATCGAGTTCGTTGCGACGACCGAGAACGCCGGCTTCCGCAACCTCGCCGAGTTCGCGTCGGCGGTGCGGTTGGCTAATCCGGCAGCCGGTCAGAACTTCCGGCGGGATGACCGATTGGCGGCGCCGGCCAACGTTCACATGGAACAGGGCGACGCCGCGGGCAGCTATCTCGTGCCCGCCGAGTTCCGGCAGCAGATCGTCAACCTCGTGTTCGACGACGGCAACGATCCGATCATGGATCTCATTTCGCCCGATCCCACCTCGTCCAACCGGGTGATCGGCCTGGGCGATATGACGACGCCGTGGGGGGCGAGCGGTATCCGCGCGGCATGGCGTTCGGAGGGCGAGCAGATGCAGCCCAGCCGCACGGAACTCACCCCGCGCGAAACCAAGCTCGGTGAACTCTACGCCTTCGTCTTGGCGACCGAAGAGTTGCTCGAGGATGCGCCGCGCGTTTCGACGCTTCTGACGACCCATGCGGCGGCCGCGATCCGTTGGAAGGCGGCCGATGCCTTCATGTACGGCGACGGCGTCGAGAAGCCGCTCGGCTGGCTCGAATCGCAGGCGGCGATCATGGTGGCCAAGGAAGCCGGGCAAGCCGCCGCGTCGCTGGTACGCCAGAACATCGCGAAGATGTTCTCGCGCATGATTATGCCGACGCAAGCGAGCTGGCTGGCGAACAGCGACACGCTGCCGGCACTGATGGAGCTGAAGACGGACGCGGGCGTGCCCCTGTGGTTCCCGAACTATCAGGCGGCGCCTGGCGGCACACTGCTCGGCCGTCCGGTGGTGTTTAACGAGCATTCGCGCTCCATCGGCCAGTACGGCGACCTGCAGTTCGTCAATCCGAACGGCTATGAGGCGTTCCGCAAGCAGAACGGCGTCAGCTTCGCCGACTCGATCCACCTCTATTTCGACTATAACATCCGGGCGTTCCGCTGGGTGTTCCGCATCGGCGGCCAACCGGTGCTGTCGAAGCCCGTCGCCCCGGCGCAAGGCGCCAACACCAAGTCGCACTTCGTCGCGCTCGCCGAGCGCGCCTGAAGACTAGCCCCGACCGGCGCCGCGGCGCCGGCCGGTCGCCCCTCGGCGGCCGGAGCGAAAAGGACCCAATATGTTCGGCAATTTGAACCCCACGGCCCGCGCCGGGATCGCGGCCGTCGTCAATCCCGCCCAGGTGGCGCCCGGCACCATCACCACGAACTGGCTCGACGCTCGTGTTTTTTTCGCCCTCGTCGCGATCATCGCCACCGGCGTGCTCGGCGCGGCCGCGACGGTCGATGCGATCGTCGAGCAGGCGACCGACAATGCGGGCAGCAACGCCAAGCCCGTAGCCGGCTCGGCGATCGCGCAACTCACCAAGGCGGCCAGCGACAACAAGCAGGTCGCGATCAACATCCGCCCCGAAGACCTCGATAAGAACGGCGGCTTCAAGTTCGTCCGCCTGTCGATCACGGTCGGCGGGGCGGCCAGCTTCCTGTCTGCGCTGCTTCTCGGCCTCGACCCCCGCTACGGCCCCGCCGGGGCGAACCAGACGACCACCGTCGCGCAGACGGTCAGCTAAGGAGGGTGCAATGATCAAGTTCCTTCAGGACTATCAGACGCGCGCGCTGCCGCCCGAAACATTCAAACTCGGGCAGCAGGTGAAGCGGTCGGACGACAGCGAACTGTATTTTGTCCGCCTCGGCGTCGCCGGTTACGTCACTCCCGATGGCCTGGTCGATCAGGATCATCACCCGCTGACGCCGTCGGCTACGGTCGCGCAGGTGGTTTCGCCCGGCGATCAGCGCGCCGGGCTGGTCGGCGGTCGGGCCGGCGAATTGTCGCTCGGGCTGGATACGCCGCAGCGTGCCACGTCCGGGCCGGGCAATTCCGTATTGGTCGGGGGGGATCAGCAGACCGTCGCGGTTGCTGGCGAGATCACGCGCCTGACCGCCGAACTGGACAGCACGAGCGGTGAACGCGACGGCCTCGCAACAGCGCTCGATCAGGCCGTCGGCGATCTGCAGGCGGAACGCCAAGCGCATGCCGCCACCCGCAACGATCTCGCCAGCGCAAAGACCGCGTTGGCAACCGCCGATGGCGCCCGCGCCGATGCCGAGAAGGAGGTCGGCGAGCTCAAGTCGCGTATCGTCTCGCTCGAGCAGCAGATCGCCGCGGCTGCGAAGCCGGCAGGTGACGAGAAGCCGGGGACCGACGAACAGGCGGCGACCGACGCGCCGTCGAAGAAGGCCAAGTAAGAGGGGCGGGCGGCATGGCTCTCATTCGATTGACTGCCGCTCCCCTCGACGGCGGTGCAGCCCTGCCGGATGCGCTGGTCGACCAGCACGTGAAGCCGACGGCAGCGCAGGCCGCTTTGGTGTCAGGTATGCGCCTTGCTGCCCTCGCCTGGGTAGAAAGTCACACCCGCCATTCCGTGGCGAAACGGGCGTTCGTCGCCACCTATGACGGCTTCCCCGCATCCATTCGCCTCCCGCGCGAGCCGGTTCGGGGCGTTACCGCGCTGCGCTATTCGGCCGACGGCGTGACGTGGACGGATGGTTTGGCATCGGTCGGCGTCCGAGGTGACGTAATCGTCCCCGGCGTCGGCGTCACCGGGCTCGCGACATGCCGTCTGGTCGAGGTGACGTTCACAGCCGGATACGACAGTTTGGGCGCGGAGGCGCCTTCGCTCCAGATCGCCGCCCTGATGCTGTTGCAGCATCTGTTCGACGGCGGCTCGGTCGATGACGTGCCGGCGACGATCGGCATACTGATCGACGAAGGCTATCGCGTCCCGGTGATGGCATCATGAAGTTGGATGCGCGGGAGCTCGATCGACAGATCAGTATCGAGCGGCCGGTGCCCGATACGGCGGTCGATGGCGCCGGCTCGGGGGGATGGGCGCTTGTCGAGGCCAACGTCTGGGCTGGCATCCAGGACGCGTTGCCAAGCCGGGCGGAACGGCTGGCCGATGGGATCAACGTCGCTGCCCGGCCCGCCCGCGTGCGGATGCGCTATCGCGAGGATATCGCGCCGAATATGCGCTTCGTCGAAGGCAGTCGGATCATGCAGATCGTGGCCGGTCCTGCGGTCCTCGGGCGTCGTTCCGGACTTGAGTTCATGGTCGAGGATTACACGTCGCCGGGCAATCCCGCTTGATGGCGAAGCGGCGGGGTGGCGCCCGCTGGCGCCAGAGCATGGAACAATTGCCCGCCGAACTGGTCAAGCGCGTCCTGCCCGGCGCTGCGCGGGCCGGAGCGAAGGTCATCGCCGACGAGGCCAAGGTCCGGCTCGGCGGCCGTCAGGCGACCAGCGGTTCGGGCGCCAAGGTGTTGATCGCCGATGCGGTTAAGGTCCGTTCGAAAAAGCGCCAAGGTCTGATCGTCGCGCGTGTCCTGCTGGCCGGCCCTGGGTCCTATGTCGGCCGCTGGCTGGAATATGGCACCAGCGCCCATTTCATCACGGTCGACGACGAATATCGCGAGCGCATGACGGCGCGGCGCATCAACCGGCGGATCAGCGACGGGGACGGGGCGCTACACGCCACGTTGGTCATTAACGGCAAGCCCGTCGGCGCCTCCGTCTACCACCCCGGCGCGCGGCCTCACCCGTTCCTGCGTCCCGCTGCCGATACCAAGGAAGCCGAGGCCAAGGCTGCGGCGCAGGCGTACATCAACTCCCGCGTCAGGCGCGCGGGCATCATCGGCACGGACGAAGGGGATGAGGCGTGAGCGGCACCGCGATCATGAGCGAATTGCTGCTGGCCGACGCGACGATCAAGACGATCGCCGATCGCGGCGCCGTGAAAGAGGATCGGCTGCCCGATGGCGTAGCGCTGACCGCCATCCTGTTGCGCACCGTCAGTTCCGTTGATCGCCAGCCGCTGAAGGGCGGCGCCTTCGTCCGGTCGACCGAGCGGGTGGCCGTGACCGTGCGCGCCGCGAGCGTCCGCGAACGCAAAGCCGCGATCGATAGGGTTCGCGCGGCAGGCCGTGATCGCCGCGGGGATTTTGCCGGCTGCCTGCGCGTGTCGGTGTCAACTGCGGGGCTTGGCCCCGCCGTCCTCGGCCCAGGCGACAGCTTCGAACAGACACAGGATTTCCGCGTCACATTCGACGTGCCAGCGTGAGGAGTGCAACCATGACCGAAAAGACGAAAATGTTCGCCGCCCGCGGCTTCCGCGATGCGGGCCTCGAAAAGGAGTTCGAGCTCGGCGCCGATCTGACCGACGAGCCGGGCCTCGCAAATTACATCGCGGCAGGCTGCGCATCGGACGTCAATCCGAATGCCGCCCCGGATGCTGCCCCCGCCAAGCCGGCGAATGCCAAGCCGGCGAAGGCCGAATAACCCTCTTTCCTGCCCGCGACAGGACTGACCCCGCCGGACTGATCCGGCCAACACGACAGGAGTAACTATGGGTGGTCTTCAGACCGGAGCGGGTTCGGCAATCGCGATTTCGGTTGCCGCTCCCGCCACTCAGGATGCGGCCGGTTACGCCGCCCTGACTTACACCGAGGCCGGCAACTGCGAAAAGATCGGCACGATCGGCGCGACGTTCGCAAAGACGGAATTTCAGCCCCTCAAGGGACCGAAGCAGAAGCTGAAGGGCAGCGCCGATTATGGTGCCCTGCAGCCCCAGTTCGGCCTGGACGAAAGCGACGTCGGACAGATGCTGTTCCGGACGGCGGCCGAGGACGAAACCAATGCTCTCTATGCGGTGCGCGTCACCTATCAGAGCGGCGCCAAGCGCTATTTTCAGTCGCGTGTGTTCGGCTGGCCGGAAACGGTCGACGGCGCCGATCCCATCGTGACGGCGACGCCGACGGTGGAGATCTGCACCAAGGTCGTGCGCGTCCCCGCCGCCTGATCCATCCCCTTCCGGCGCCCGCGACGCCGGCACCCTTCTGCACCGGCTCGCCCCGCTCGTCGCGGGTTTGCGGGGCGGGTCGGTGCGCCATCCCCCGCGAGGAACCATTCATGAAGCTCAATATCGCCACCCTGGCGGTCGCCTCGACCGCTGCCCTGCACATCAAGAGCGCGGCCGGCGAGCCGCTCTACGCCGACGCCGCGCGCAAGCTTCCCGTTCGCATCCATGTCCACGGCCCCGGCTCGACCGCTTATGGTATCGTCGAAGCCCGCCAGTCGACCCGCGCGCTGAAGCGCATGGACGACAATGACGGCAAGGTCGTTGCCGCGTCGCCGGAAGAGCGGGCGAAGGCGGTGGCCGAAGACCTCGCCTCGATCACAGTCAGCTTCGAGAATTTTGAGTATCGCCCGGCCGGCATGCCCGATGACGCCGAACCGCTGGCCGGCGAAGACCTGTTCCGCGCCGTCTATGGCGACCAGGCGCTCGGCTTCGTCGCAAAGCAGGTGTCCAAGTTCGTCGGCGACTGGGGAAACTTCAGCGCCGCGTCGAAGACCGCCTGACGCTGTGGGTGCGGCAACTGGCGTGGTTGCATGCTACGCCAAAGCCGCCCCCGCGCAGCCGTCGCGGCAAGACTGAGGTAGATCAACCTCGCCTCAGTCGCATCGACGACATGAAGCGGCGCCGCGTCACACCGAAACTGCCGCCCAATCCCGCACCGCACGTCACCGACTGGCTGATCGAGATCGGCCTGACGGAGGCGGGAATGGGCGTGGGGCCGATTACATGGCTCCAGATCGACGCATGGCAGCGCTGCACCGGCGTGCCGCTCGCCCCATGGGAAGCCCGCCTCCTGCACCGCCTGTCGCTGGCCTACGTCGCCGAAGGGCGGCGTGCCGAAGACGAAAACTGCCCGCCGCCATGGCGGACCCTGCCGACCGCGCGCGAGCGCGAAAACGAGGAAGCCGAGCTGATGAAGCTGCTCGGCTGATCGACGCCCTGGCCGACCGGCCGTAACCGATGGAGGACCGAGATGCTTGACGATGAATCGGCCGGCCTCGGCGTCGATTTCACCATCGATCCGACGGATTCGTTCGGACAGATGGCGCAGCTGATTGCGGTCATGGACTCGGCTGAGGGCAAGATTCTCGCCAACGCCAACCGGATCGAGGGCGGCACGGCCGGTATGGTCAAGCTGGCGGGCGCCACGAAGAGCGTCACGGCCTTCGCCGACGCCGCCCAGCGCGACATGCGGGCGGCGTCTGCCGCCATTGCCGAGACCGGCCTTGCTGCCGACGCCCTGGCTCAGAAGGTTGGTCGCACCGCCGGCATGTCCGTCATCGGTCCGTCGGCCACGCGAGAGGCGGCGGCCACGACGGCGGCTATCAACCGCACCGAAAAAGAGGTCGAAAAGCTGGTCGGATCGCTGATCCGCGAAGCGGCCGCGGTCGGCAAGACGCGCGAGGAATTGCGCGACATGAAGATCGAGGCGCTCGCCATCAAAGCTACCGAGCTTGGCGTCGGCAGCCTGGCCGAAGACCTTCAGTCGGCCGCGCGGGGCCTTGCCGCTGCGAAACAGGCGGCCGCCGAGGATCGGCTCGCCGCGCAACTGGCCGCCGATGCCGCAGCAGCGCGCGAAACGGCCGCAGCGCTCGACATGCTCAACGGCCAGCTGATGGAACGTGCGCGTCTGCAAACGGCGCTCGATCGGACGAACGGGGTCGATCGCCCGCGGGCCACAGATGCCGGCGCGACGTACAGCGCGCTTGCGGCGAAGGCGGCCGCTGATGAGGCGCGAGAGGCGGACCTCGCTGCCGCCGCAACGCGTCGCCATGCCGACGAGCATGCGCGCCTCGCCGCGATGGTGCAGGCCTCGCATGCCGCGCAGGTCGCCGACGCGGCGTCGCTGGAGCGGCTGCGCGCCTCGACCGATCCGCTGTACGCGGCCACCAGCCGCCTCAATGCCGAGATCGCCGAATCGACGCGCCTCTATAACGCGGGTGTCACCCCCCACGTCGAATATGCGCGTCAGCAAGAGGTGCTGGCGCAGCGCTTGCGTCAGACGGCCGCCTCGCATGATGAAATGGAGCGGTCGAGCAAGCGCGCCAGCCACACGATGCAGCAATTCGGGTTCCAGATGAACGACGTGGCGACGATGGCCATGTCGGGTTCGCCCCCCATGCAGATTTTCGCGACGCAGATCGGCCAGATCATCCAGGTCGCGCAGATGGCCGAAGGTGGGGTGAAGGGCTTTGCCAAGCAGATGGGCGGCCTCGTCCTCGCCAGCCTGCCGTTCATCGCGGTCGCCTCGGTGGCCGGCGTCGCCTTTTATCGCTGGAACAAGGAACTCGAAAAGACTGCGAACATGAAGAAGTACGCGGAGGGTCTCGGCCTGACGAAGAAGGAGATGAAGGAGCTTAAGGACGTCGGGATCACGACGGGTGACGTGCTGGGCGGCGTCTGGAAGACGCTCAACGATCGCCTTGCGCTGTCCGGCAAGGGCAAGCGTCTCGTCGATTATCTGTGGAGTCCGAACGACGCACAGCAGATCGCCAACTTCGTCGCCGAAATCTACGGGCTGTTCGTCGGCGGCTATAAAGGCATCGTCGAGGTGTGGAAGCTGCTGCCGGCCGCGATAGGCGACGTCGTCAGTCGCTCGGCCAAAGCGACCGTCATGGCCGTCGAGGCGATGGTCAACGGGGTGATCGACCGGATCAACGCCGTCGCAAAGGGCGCAAACACGCTGATCGGGCAGGAGATCTTCGGCCAGATCGCGCAGGTCAAGATCGCAACGCCCGGCATCGATGCGGCAGTCGCGGCCTATGCGGGTGCGGGTGCCAAGGCCGGTGCCGCCTTCGGTGATAGCGTCCGGTCCGAGACCAAGGCCGCCATGAAATGGATGAAGGGCGTCGTCGGCGACGTCGAGAAGAACACTATTGGCGCGGCGGAAAAGCGGCTCCGTAAACAGCGCGACAAGATTGTCGACGATCGCAACGACAAGAAGGACAAGCCCGACCGCCATGCCGAGGCGCTGGCGCGAGACGCCAAGGCGATCGAGGCGCAAATTCGGAACCTCTATGCGCTCGCCGATGCCTATGGCGTGTCGGGTGCGGCCGCTCTGATCGCCGAAGCCCGCGTGAAGGCGGAAAGCCGGGCCATCAAGCAGCGCGCCGATATCGAGGCGGCGGTTTCGCGCGAGGTGCAACTCGCCATCGCCGAGCGTGTGTCGGATGCGGCCAAGTCGACCGCAGCCGCCCGCGATCAGGCTGCGGCGCAGGAGCGGGTGAACGCGATGGTCGCCGCAGGCCTGATCCCGGCCGAACGCGCATCGCAGCTCGTACAGGATCAGATCGCCGACCTTCCGTTGCTCGCGGCGATCGAGGCGGCGCAGCAGCGCGGCCTGACCGATGAAGCCGGCCGGGCGACCAAGGCGCTCGCGATGCAGCGGGCCGAACGGGAGAAGCTGGCCGCGGCAGAAGAGCGCCGTCAGTTCAACGCCGATATGGTGAGCGGGGGCAATCGGCTGGCCGAACTGCGCGAGGAATTGCGGTTAGTGGGTGCGACCGACGCCGAGCGCGTCCACGCGCTGGCGACGATCCGGGCGACGCAGGAAGCTGAGGCCAAATTCCGCGATCCGGCGATGCGGCAGGCGTATGTCGATCAGCAGGTTCGCATCGCCGACGAGACCGAACGCACCGCCGCAGCCGCCCGCGACTACAACGACGCGCTGATGTTCACGGCGGACCGCTGGGACCTGATCGCGCAAAAGGTGCAGTCGGCGGCTTCCGGCATGGCCGACGCGTTCGGTGAGACCGGCCGCGCCCTTGGCGATATGGTATCGATCTTTGCCGACTATCGGGCGCAGCAGGAACGCGCTCGCGTGAGCCATGAGGCAGCGCTGAAGGCGGCGACGTCGCAGGGCGCCATCAACCGCGAGAACACCCGTTTCGCCATTGCCTCGTCGGGCGCGCAGGTCGCCGCATTTGGCGACATGGCAGCCGCGGCCAAGGGTTTCTTCGCCGAGGGGTCGGACGGCTATCGCGCGCTGGCCAGTGCGGAGAAGGCGTTCCGGTTGGTGCAGTTCGCCCTGTCGGCGCGCGCCATCGCGCAGGATGCGATCGAGACGGGCAGCAAGATCGCCAACAGCCTCGCTCGCACCGCTGCCGGGGCAACGGAGGCCGTCGTCAATGCGATCAAGAGACTGCCGTTTCCCCTCAACCTGGTTGCCGGTGCGGCGACCGTCGCGGCGCTGGCGTCGATCGGTGTCAGCATCGCGGGTGCCTTCGGCGGGGGGAAGAACAACCTGCCGGCGTCGAACACGGGCACCGGCACCGTGCTGGGCGACGCAGACGCGAAGAGTGAAAGCCTCAAGCGGTCGATCGACCAGCTGCGCGAGGTCGACACCGTCACCAGCGTGTTTGCGCGGCAGATGGCTGGCTCGCTTCGGTCGATCGACAATCAGATCGGGGGCCTTGCATCGGTGCTGGTGCGGGCGGGCAACGTCGACGCGTCGTCGGGCATCACCGAGGGGTTCAAGCCCAACGCGATCGGCTCGCTGCTCGGCAAAATCCCCCTGATCGGCGGTTTCCTGTCGTCGCTGTTCGGCACGAAGACGACGGTGATCGGCAGCGGCCTGTATGGTGGCGCACAGACGATCGGCAGCATCCGCGCCAACGGCTTCGACGGTTCGACCTATTCGGATATCGAGCAGAAGAAGAAGTTTCTCGGCATCACGACGGGCACGAAATATTCGACGCAATATGCCGGCCTCGACGCCGGTCTCGAAAATCAATTTACCCTGATCCTGCGCAGCTTTGCCGAATCGATCGCCAAGGCGGCAGACCCGCTCGGTGAGGCGGCGAGCGCGGTGGAAGCGCGGCTGAACGGCTTCGTGGTGAATATCGGCAAGATCGACCTCAAAGGCCTGACCGGCACCCAAATTCAGGAAAAGCTAGAGGCGGTGTTCGGCGCGGCGGCCGATGGAATGGCGGAAGCGGCTTTCCCCGGCATCTCGCGTTTCCAGAAGGCGGGCGAAGGGGCGTTCGAAACCCTGGTCCGCGTGGCGTCGACCCTCGAATCGGTGACTGTGTCGCTCGATCGCCTTGGCACCAGCGCGCAGGTCATGTCGATGGACGCAAAGCTTGGTCTTGCTTACCAGTTCGACAGCCTGTCGGACCTGACCAGCGCCGTCGATGCCTATTTCGGCAGCTACTACACCAAGGCAGAGCAATCGGCCGCGCAAGCCGCGCAGATGCAGAAGGTGTTTGCCAGCATCGGGGTTGTGATGCCCTCGACCCTGACGGGCTTCCGCCAGTTGGTCGAGGCGCAGGACCTCACGACTACGGCGGGTCAGGCGACTTATGCCACGCTGCTGAAACTCGCCCCGGCGTTCGCCGATCTACAGGCAGCATTGGCGGGGGCGAAGAGTGCCGCGGACGTGGCCGCCGAACGGCAGGATCTGGAGCGGCAGTTGTTGGAATTGCGGGGCGACACCGCGGCGCTGCGCGCTCTCGAACTTGCCAAGCTCGATGCCAGCAACCGCGCCTTGCAAGAGCAAATCTATGCCATCCGCGACGCGCAGTCGGCTGCGGCGGCTGCGAAGGAGCTGAGCGATGCATGGACCTCGGCCGGCGACAGCATCATGGACGAGGTGCGCCGCATCCGCGGTCTTACCGACGCCGGGGGCGGCAATAGCTTTGCCACGCTGCTCGCCCAGTTCGACGCGGCGAACGCGGCTGCGCGCGGCGGGGATATGGATGCGGCCAAGCGCCTGCCGGCGTTGAGCCAAGCCTTGCTGACCGCTGCGGCCGACGTTGCGACCAGCCGGCAGGAACTGGCGCGCATCCAGGCGCAGACGGCCGCAGCGCTCGAGGCAACCTATGGGGCGGTCACGGCGCGCGCGAACGGCAAGGCATCGTCTGCCTCGTCACAAAGTGACGTCCTGCGCCAGATCGTCGATACGCAGCCGGCGCCAGCGATCGTGGCGGCCAACGATATCGCGGCGGACGATATTCAGGGACTGCGCGACGAAACCGCCCAGCTGCGCAAGGATATGACGGCCGGCCTCGCCGCGATCGCCGCCAACACCGGCAAGACCGCAAAGACGCTGGAGGCAGTCACCGAAGCGAGCGGTGGCAGCGCCGTGGCGGTTGGGGTCGCCGCGTGAGGGTTGTCCTCGACGACGGCAGCGCCATCGATCTCGGGGTAACCGGGACGACGCCGACGGTCGGCATCATCGACTATAGCCGCCGCGTCACCGACGATTTCGGCGTCACGACGGTCGTAGAGCGTGGCTTTGCGCGCACCATGTCGGTGCGGCTCGCCGTTCCGTTCGGCCTGGCGGATGAGGTGCAGCGCAATCTCGCCCGCCTGCGCGCGACGCCCGCCATGTGGGCCGCCGACGATCGGTTCGCGTCGCTCGCGTTCCGCGGCTTCTACAAGGACTTCTCGATCGATGTGGCGATGCCGCCACTGTCCTACTGCACCCTCACCGTCGAGGGGCTGGCGGATGGCGAGGCGTTCGTCGATCCGGGCCTCGACCCGGCGCCGGTCGGCCTGCCGTCGACCCTGCAGCTGATCCAGCCGATCGACGTGTCGGACGCGGTGCTGGCGGCGAGTAACATGGTCGAAAACGACTATCCGCGCTGGGGCGGCGGCATCACCTATGCGGCCGGCGCTCGCGTCATCGTGCCCGCCACGCACCGCATCTACGAAAGCATCGTCGACGGCAATGTCGGCGCCGATCCCGCAGCCGGGGGCGGCAAGTGGCTCGATGTCGGCCCGACCAACCGCTGGGCGATGTTCGACCAGGCGCTCGGCTCGGCGACGACGAGCGCGATCGGTCTCGACGTCACCCTCAATGCCGGCGCAGCAACTGCGCTGGCGTTGCTCGACGTCGTCGGTGCGTGGGTGCGTGTCCGGACGGGCAGCTACGATCGGACGATCGCGGTGGGGCAGGGCGCCGTCACCTTCCTCGACCTGCCGGGTGGTGGGGCGCCGATCCGGGTGACGGTCGACGGCAATGGCAGCGTGTCGGTGGGGACGCTGCTGGTCGGCCGGCTCGTGTCGCTGGGCGTAACCGAGGCCGGGCCTACCGCGAGCATCACCGACTATAGCCGGAAGGAAGTCGACGACTTCGGCGAGGTGACGGTCGTACAGCGCGCCTGGTCGAAGAAGATGGCGGCGAAGGCGCTGATCGACACCGCCGCGCTCGACGTCGTGTCGAACCGCATCGCCGCGGTCCGCGCCCGTCCATCGCTCTGGATCGGGCAGAGCGGGATCGATTGTCTGACCATCTACGGGTTCTTCAAAGACTTCTCGATCGAGGTCGGCGAAACGGTCAGCAAGCTGTCGCTGTCGATCGAGGGGCTGAGCCAAGCCGCCAAGCTGGCGCCGCTCGGTACGGCCGTAAATTGGGGCGATATCGCCGACCCCGCCGGCACCAAGCCGCATGACCGGGCTGACGTAACTGCGGACAACAAAGCCAAGGATACCGCAGCGGTCGGCGGGAGGCCGGCGCAGCAGATCCTCGACGCTGCCGATCAGATCGCGCCCATCAAGATCGACGTCTCGGCGCTGAAGGAGGCGCGGGTTGCTTCCGACGCATCGCTCGCCGCGCTGCGCGGGGTCGTTGCCGATCAGGATGCAGCGCAGCGGCTCGCCGATCAGGCGGCCGGCCGCCTTCAGGATACGATCCTGCGGTCGGTACTGGAAAGCACGCGGACGCGCGACGTTCTGCGCGATGCCGGCATCGTCGTAGATCCCGCCGACGGCAAGGTTCGCATTTTCGCTATCGATCAGCTTCAGGATCGCACGTCGTCGGTCGAACAGACCGTCGACGCGGTAAAAAGCACGCTGACGCAGAAGGCGACGGTCAACTACGTGAACGAGCGGATCGCGCTGGCGGTGTTGAACCCGGCGCAGGTGGCCGAACTCGAACCCATCATTTCCCGCCTGACGCAGGCGGAAAGCGAGATCGACGGTCTCAATGCGCAGGTGGCACTGCGCGCCTCGGCCGCCGAGGTGACGACCCTCGCGGCGCGGACCCGTGAGGTCGAAATCGACGTCGATGCCCTACAGGGTGAAATCGCGCTGAAGGCGAGCACCGCGGTCGTCGACCAGCTCGGGCTAAGGGCGAGCGAGATCGAGCAAAAGCTCGTTGCTCTGCCCGACACCGCGGGCCTGGTCGTAACCGTCGGACAGGTGCGCGGCGCGGTAGAGGCGGGCGGCGAGGGCCTGTTGCGGACGATCACGGCGGGAGAGACGGCGGCTCGTTATCAGGTTTCCCAGATCGCGCAGGCGCGGCAGGAACTGACGACGCGCATGGACGACGGCTTTTCGGCTGCGGCGCTGGCGCGAACCAGTCTCTCGGCGCAGATCGCGCAGGCGAATGCCGCGTTGGTCGCCGAAGCGGAGGCGAGCGCAACCCGCGACGGCGCGCTGACCCGCCGCCTCGATGCGCAAGGGGTGACGCTTGGCGACCAGGTTGCCGCGATCGGCCGGCTCGATCAGGCGCGGATCGATGCGGCCGGCGGGATCGCCGCATCGCAGATGACGATCCGTCAGATGATCGGGGCGGCAGGCAGCGATGCGGACGCGTTGCTGCGCACGATCGCGGCCGGCGAGATCGACGGCCAGAACCGCGCGGCCCAGCTCGTCGAGGTCACGACGCAGTTCACAACCACGTTGCTTGCAGGGCAGCAGTCTGAGGCGATCGCCCGTCAGGCGATACTGGCTAGGCTAGGCGGCAGCGAGGCGGCGATCGTCACCACCTCGCGGGCGCTTGCGGACGCACAGAAGGCGTTCGTCAGCCGACAGGATGCCTTGGAGGCGCAGTTCACCGATGCGACGACGGGGCTTGTCGCGACGCGGGCGCGGATCGTCGCCCTCGCCACCCTTCAGGCCGAACAGAACAAGGTGGTGGTCGGAAGGCTCGACCTGATGGACGTGCAGCTGGCCGATCCTGCGACGGGTGCGCCGATCAGCGGCGCGACGATCGCGGCGGATCGAAAGGCGGCGGCCGACGCAAACAGCGCCCGCGTGCGGGATATCAGCCAGTTGCGCGCCGATGTGTTCGAAGGCGCCAATGGCCTGCCGGCCGTGTCCGGCCGGATCGATCGGGAGGCGGAGCTGAGCCTGACGCGCGATAGCGCGCTTGGGATCGAAGTCACCGAGCTTGCCGTCGAGGTCCACGACCCCGACACCGGCCTTGCCGCGGCGTTCGCCGGCATGGCGACCGATCGCCGGGCCAGCGTCGACCGTGACAATGCCAACCTCGCGGCGATCGAGCGCCTATCGGCGACGGTCAACGATCCGAATACGGGCTTGGCCGCCGCCTATGCTGGTATGACGACGGACCGCGAGGCCAGCGTCACGCGTGACAAGGCGAATACGCGGGCGATCGAGGATCTGTCGGCCGTCATCCATGACGCGTCGACCGGACTGCCGGCGACCCGTGCGAGCGTCCTGCTCAACAAGCAAGCCCAGGTCGATGGCGACAGGGCATTGGCGGAATCGCTGCAGCAGGTCACGACGACGCAGAACGGCCACACGACGACGATCAACCTGCTGCTGCGGACGGTCGACGGGCAGGGCGGTGTCGCCAAGCTGACGATCGACAATAACGGCAAGATCGACGGCTTCATGATCGATGGCGAGAAGCACGAGTTCACCATCGCGACCGATCGCCTCATCGTCGGCAACAGCAAGATTTTCGAGGTCGATACCACCACCGGTCAAACCGTCGTCGCGTCGCTGAAGGCCGGTATCGTGACTGCGCGGGAGCTTGCCGCATCGGCGGTCATGCAGACCCGCTTCCGCATGACGACCGCAGATATCATCGTCAATTTCGGCTGAGAGGATCGGGATGGCAGTCGATACGATTGAGATCGGTGATCCCGATCCGGGCGATGGCGGTGGTGGCGGTGGTGGCGGTGGTGGCGGTGGTGGCGGAGGGGGTGGCGGCGGAGGTGGGGGTGGCGGTGGAACCGTCCGCGTCTTCCAGTTTCCGTTCCCCAAGCAACAGGCCGAGAGTCTGTTGAAGGTCCTGGTCTATGCCAGCCTTTCCAGCCCCGACGACCTTCAGCTCACCGCCTTCGTGTCGGTGGATGGCGTCATACGCCAATCGACGCCGGTGAATCTGATTTTCGACGGGACGGCCAGCAAGGCGCAAGGGCCTATCACCATCCCGTTCTTCATCGAAGGATTGGCGGCTGGCGACCATGAGATCGTCTTTTCCGTCACGAACAGCGAGCCGGACGGGCCGCTGACCGTGCGCCGGGGTGCGTACATCGAAATCGTCGAGATCAAGAGCGCCGCGCTCTAACAGCAAGGACATCGCCAATGTGGAATAGCACCGGCACGGTTTCGGTGGTCAACGGCTCGCGTGTGGTCACGGGCGCCGGAACCGTCTTCTCGTTTCCCAACGCCCAGCCTGGCAGCGCCTTTATCGGCCCGGATGGTTTGCCGCGGGAGATTGCCAGCATCGAGAGCGCGACGCAGATCACGCTGGCGAAGCCGTACAGCGGCGCCACGGCAGGCGGGCAGGCGTTCACGATCCTGCCGACGCAGCAATTCGCTAATGACCTGGCCGTCGCTTTTCTGGGGTTCAAAGACCTTTTTAGCGGGGTGCTCGACACGATCGCGAAGGGCATGTTTGAGGACGGAAGCAACGCCTCTCCCGGCATCCGCTTCAAGTACGATCAAGACACTGGTTGGCGTCGGCCGGCCGAGAATGCGATTGCGATCGTGACGGCTGGCGTGGACCGGGTGACGTTTGACGCCAACGGTCAGGCGCTGTTTCCCACCGGCAAGGGGATTGGCGTCGTCGGCCTCCCCGCCGAAACGTTCACCATGAGCGACGGCCAGTTCGGCCCGCGGGTGGCCACTGAAGGGTCTTTCCGTGTCACGAGCGGCGATGGAACCAAGGAGCGATTTCGCGTCGATCCCTCGGGTAACGTCGGTATCGGCACCTCAACCCCTGGGTATAAGACGCATATAGTGTCGTCGTCTGGCGGGTGGGAAGTTCTGGGCATTCAGAACGTCGCGTCCGGCGCCGGTTGCAACATCACTTTCCGGATCGCAGCCAACACTTTTAATTGGGACTGGGGCCTGACCAGCGGCGGAGCGTTCGCATTGCGTCGGAACGGCACAAGCTATCTGACGCTCGATGACTACGGCAATCTGCTCGTCGGTGTAGCCAGTGCGGACACGCATGTCATTCAGCGCGGTGCCACCAGAGAGGCCGATAACGCAGTGATCGCGTTTAGAGGGCAGGACGGATTTCCGTCCGGCGCCTTCTACAGTGTGTCAGGAAATTCGCTCGGGAACGGCGCTCAGGCCGCGCTCAAGCTGTCCTATAGCACGACCACGGGGCGATCGATCGGTGCGCCGGGCACGATCAACGCCAGCGGCGCCGACTATGCAGAATATGTCCGCAAGTCCGTTGGATGCGGCTCCATCGCGAAGGGTGACGTCTGCGGCATCGACCGCAACGGCGAGCTGACGCGTACTTGGGCGGATGCCCGCCGCTATGTCGTCAAGTCGACCGATCCGAACCTCGTCGGGGGTGACACCTGGGCTGCGCACCTCGGCGCCAAGCCGGAGGTGCCGCTCTACGCCGCCCGGGCCTATGACGGCCCAGCCGAGCCGACCAAGCCGGTCGAGCCGGCAGCCTTCGTGGCACCGGTGATCCAAGTTCCGGTCCAGCCGGTGCGCGCCGATGGCGAAGATGACGACGCCTATCTGTTAAGGTTGGCCGCGTTCCTCAACGAGCGGGCCGCCACGATCGCTGCGGCGCAGGCGGCGGCTGACGCTCAGATCGAAGCTGCCAAAGCGCAGGGCGCCTATGCCGCAGCCAGCGAGCAGTACCGGACGGATCGCGCCGCCTACGAGCAGGCGCAGGCAGCGCACCGCACCGCAGTCGAGGCGGGCGAGGCGGCACATGCCGTCGCCCGCACGGACCACGCCGAAGCGCTGGCCACCTGGGAGGTCGAACTGGAAGCTGCCCGCCAGACGGTCGACCGCATCGCCTTCTCGGGGCAGGTGCCGGTCAACGTCGACGCGGACACACTGGGCGCGTGCGAGGCGGCACTGGCCGATGGCGTCGCCGTCTACCTCGTCGCAGTCGCGCGCGGCGCCGGCATCGGCGTCACAGCCGTGCGCGAAGCTGACATGACGCTGCCGCTCTACATGCGCCGCCTCGGCGCCGTCTGGGCGATCCGCGACGATCGGCCGTGGATCGACGTGCAGCACGGGTAAGGGAGCGGACCTATGACGAACAATTTTCCTGCCGCCCGTGGTCGCGCGGGCGGGGCGCTTCGGGCGTGAGCGGCGCACCGAACCCGCCGCCTTGGTGGGCACCATTCGTGCCCGTAATTTCGCTTATCATCGTGATTGCCGGCGTCGTGCTGGCGAGCGGCGGTTACATCAACCAGCTGAAGGATCATGCGCGCCGGCTTGATCAGTTGGAGATCGACGCGCGGACCGATGCGAAGACGCGCACGGAAATGCTGCAGCAGCTCGACCTTCGCCTCGCCCGTATCGAGGTGAAACTTGAAATGATGGCGCCTCCAAAGCCGGAGAAGTCCCCGTGATCGATGGCGGACTGATCGTTATGCTGATCGGCGCGCTGGCGCTGGCGATCGGGCCGTTCGAGCGCGTGCTCGCCAACCGACGGTGGATCCGAACCGAAATGATTGAGCCGGCTCTCCGCAACGCGTTCCCGCCGCCTCCGCCGGAGCAGCGGTTGGATCGCTTGGCGGTGTCGGCTGAGGCTGCCGTCGAGAGTGCGAAGCTTCGTCGCCTTCGCCGGCCTTTCCGGCGTCGTCGGTACTAGAACCGCTGGCGGCCGGCTGCCGCCCTCAAAGGAGATCATGATGAAACTGATCGACGGGTGGCGCCATGCCTGGCGCCTCTGGTCCGTGCGGCTGTCCGCGTTCGGCGCGCTGCTGATGACGTGGGCGGCGCTGACGCCGGATGCGCTGTTGCAGGCGTGGAACGCCCTGCCGGCCGACGTGCGGGCGCTGCTGCCCGAACAGGTGTTGAAGGGGGTGCCGGTCGTGCTGTTCGCCGCCACGCTGCTTGCCCGGCTGATCCCCCAGCCCAAGGCGGCGGCAAAGATCGAGGGGACGGCCGATGGCAACGCCTGATCCCGTCCGGCGCTCGCCGTCGAAGAAGACGCTTGCCGGCGTCGTTGGGTCGGCTGCGGCCGCAGCGGCACTGTTCATGTTCGTGCCGAAAGAGGAAAGCGGGCGACAGGTGGCGGCGACAGTCAACCCGGACCAGTCCATCACCGTCCGCCACGTCGCCGGCCGGCAATACCTCGACGCCTATCTCGATATCGTGAAGGTGCCGACCGCCTGCGACGGCATTACCAAGGGTGTCCGGCTCGGCATGCGGTTTACGCCGGCCCAGTGCGACGCGATGCTCGAACAGGAGCTGATCGCGCACGCCGAACCGATCATCGGTTGTATTCCCGCATTGAAGGGGCGGACCAACCAGGTCGTCGCGGCGGTGTCGCTGTCCTACAACATCGGGGCCGCAGGTGTGTGCAAGTCAAGCATCGCCCGGCTCTGGAATGCCGGGCAGTGGCGCGCCGGCTGCGACCGCTTCCCCTTGTTTAACAAGGCAGGCGGGCGGGTGATCGGGGGCCTCGTCAAGCGCCGCGCCCGCGAGCAGGCGATATGCGTGCAGGGGCTGGCGGCGTGATCCGGGCGCGTCTGATCGCGGCGGGCGTCGCCGTCGCGGTGCTGCTGGCCATCGTGTGGGCGATCCACCGCAGCGGCGAACGAACGGGCGCGGCGCGGGTGACGCAAGGCGTCGAGCGACAGCATTCCGCCCGTGCCGCGGAGGCGCGGGCCGACGAACGAGCCGCGGCTGCCGTTTCCGATTCCATCGGCCGCCGGGTGGCGCGGGCCGATGACCTCTCCACTCTGGCCGTGAAAGCCACAATAAAGGACCTGCGCGATGCGATCGAAGCCGTCCCGCCCGCTGCTGCTGGCGATCCTGTTCCTGCCGCTCCTGTCGACCGCCTGCAAGACAGCCTCAACGCCTGCATCGATCGCGCGAACCGAGCGGCCGAGGATCCCGCCGATCACCCCCGATCTGGTCAAGACGGAGCATCTTGACCCGCTGACCGCGAAGCCCGTCGGGCGGCTCGTCACAATCGACGTCGCGATCTTTACCGAGATCATGACGCGCTTTGCCGAGGCTGTGGGTGCCGTTGAGCGGGGTAATCGCCGATCGGTCGGGGTCGCTCTGGAGCGCCGATGCACAACCGCGCTTCTCGCGACCGGCAAAGCGCCGACGGGATGTCCGTCGGCTTCACCCTGAGCAGCGGACCAGATCGGGGTGGGGGTGCGGCTCGTCCACGCCCCATTTGCCATGGGTAGGGGAGTGGGCCGACCCGACCATGTCTGGGCGCAACATAACGGTTTCGCTGTCGACTGCCCCCATGATCCGCTGCACCAAGTCGTCAGTGACCTCGCCACGGATGCGCTCAATGTTGAGGCCGAGAGCTTTCGCCTGGTATGGCTTCAGTACGGACAGCGCGACCCAGATGTTCGTGCGCAGTTCCTCGCGTGTGATCCGCCTCATGACGCGTGCGCCCAGAGGTCGCGGATGCCGAGCGCCCGCTCTGGCAGGCCGAAATATTCGGCCAGGCGCCGGTGCTCATCCCGGCGCAACGCGAGCGGCACGCCGTCGACGACGAAGCGACGCAGGTAGCCCGCCGGCCGGCCAATCATGCGGGACAGCGCGGCATAGCTGTCCGGTCCCGCATCGATCACCTTCGCCAAAGCTGCGCGCGGGTCGGGCCGGCCGCCGCGCGGCGTCGCGGTTCCGACCCTCATGACGCCAACCACGCGCTCTCGGCATCGTCGAGAGCTTCCCAGTCGTCGCCACTGGCCCGCTGCGCCTGGAGCCACTTCCGGGCGTCCTCGACCGTGCCGGAGCGGGGAAAGCTGCGGTCCTTGGCGGCGCTGTCGGCAAGCTGCGCGACGAACCCGCGTGCGCCGGTCTGTTTGACCAACCACGCGCCGAACGGCTGGCGGTTGGCGTCGTCGATATCTGCTGTCGCCATCGTCTGATCCTCCTGCGAATCGTATCCGCAGCAAGATAATCGTTCCATGTTTGTTCTGCTAGACGTTGGCTAAAACCATCCGGCGATCGACAGAGCGAACGATGCCAGCATGATGATGCCGATAACCCAAGCTTCGATTGTGATCCGGTCAGGGCGCCGCATTTTAGGTGCATAGCGCGTAGATGCTCAAAATAGGATGCATATGCAGGCATCGCAGAGGTAGCCCGTCTGCGCAGGAACCAATCAGCGCGGACCTTCCCAGCACGATCGTCCTATCCAATAGGTGCAAGCGCGATTCAGGATGGAATAACGATTATCCCGGCGTCGCTAAACGGGAGCGTTGCAAGTACCAAAACAGAAAAGTATTTCTGTCTACTTGGACGCGGCTTGGCCATAACCGTGCCCATTCGACGTAGAGCGAAATGATGAGGGTCGCAACCGTGCCGGCACAGAAATACCAGTCACCGCCTCGCCCACCGAGACCCGCGAATGCCGCGCTTTGGAACGAGTTCAAGCAGGCTTTTAAGGGCAAATGGTCATGGGGTCCTGGCCTTGTCTTACCCCTTGCGGGATCAGTCGCGGTTCTCTTGTTTGCGGCCGGAGACATGGGGTGGCTCGCCGCAATACTTACCGGGTTGCTAGGCATTGCGTACGCTGCTTTTTTGGGAGGGCGCACGGCCCTAAAATCGTGGCTGAACTGGCGCCGGCTGGCCAGGGCTTATGATAGCCCTTCGCAAGTTCAGATTCGTGTCGCTGAGCACAAAGCATTTCTGGATAAGCAAATTTCTAACTATCAATCCGCTTTGGATCTCAGAAAAGAATTCGATCAGCTGTTAAAAGCTGAGCGTGCCAGTATCGACGAGTTCATTGCTGTACCTCAATATGGTGACATGCGGTCGCATGCTACTCAGATCGCAATGTTGCAAGCCGCACACGAAATGTCGATTCACCCCGAGCGAATCGAATTTAAATCTGATGCTGAACGTCTTTCGTATGATCCCGGTCCGGTAGAAGGCGAACCGCCTCTGGAAGTGTTCCGTGTCCGGGGGGATGGCGATCCTATGGCAGTCTCCCCTAGAGAATGGTTTGATAGGCAGCGTCTTTTTAAGCGTGCTATTTATCGGCGGGACGTCAATATTTTGAACGATGTGCGTGATAAGGCTCTCGCGGCACGGGCGGCTATAGCCGAGGACCTCAAAGAAGCTCGCGCTGAACGAAGCCGCTTATAA